TAGGTATTACTACGTACTGTATATGCATACAGTCCTTCACAGTACTAGTAAAAAGTCAATAGTGATATTTTCGTAACGAATACAGTGAGTTGCAGCATTGTCGGACCGAAACGCTTGACACGTAGTTTTAACCTTGATATACTACTTCTTCCCGAACGAGCGCTTCTCCGTAGCGAGTGAGGGCCGGCCCCGCCGCCTTGGGGCGGGCGGGGGGGAACGAGGGGCACGGAACGGGCCCCGAGTAGGGGGGTTTACGTTCTGGTGAACGTCAAGCATCAGGAAGGTACCCCGCGTTTCCCGTAGCGGGTACCGGCCTGAGAAAGAGGGCCTACGGCCCGCGTCAAGTATTTCTTGACAATCTACCAGGAATCTGATAGACTCTTTGTTCGTATGGGTAATCGTGCGCACCCCGCGCGATCCAGAGAGGGGTTACATCGAATGACAGCCACGTACACGTTCTTTGAGTCGGCTACCCACAAGGGCTGGCTCTTACAGGTGTTTCGCGCAGTTCTTCCCTCCCATTGGGAGCGAGAGGCTTGGGGTGATATACAAGGTACCGCGATCGGGCTCCGGGCTAGGCCCCAGCACACCGAAACGTGGTTGCTAGATTTCGAGACTATCGGCCGGACCAACCGGGAGTCGGAACAGACGTTTCGGGCTCGGGCTGAGGCCGAAGCACTTGCGGCATGGGCCGTAGTGAAGAGGGAGAGGGAAGAGTTCGCGGCCAAAATTGCTGCTGACGGTCAGGCCGAGAAGGCCCGGCTGGAGGCGCAACGTAAGGACGACGAACAAGCCGCTAGGTCGCGGCTCACGACAGAAACCGGCGAACCGGCGTCACAGGTGGCGTTGCGTTCTCCACGAAAGACCGCCGTTAAGGCGGTACCGGTTAAGGCTGCGTAAGGTCGGGTCAGTGCCCTCCCCTCGCCCAACCGCCATTTGCGCCAGCCTTCCCGGCCGGGGTTCCCCCGGTCGGTTTTATTCTAGGGAGTGGGAAACTTGCTTAAGGGTATACTTGCCGGTCTAGTGGCGGCTCTGGTCTTAGGACTAGGGCTAGCCGCTACTCGTCACTCGACTCTTGACGCGGCTTCCTACACCCCCGATCAGTGGAAAGCCTGGAGTTACGCCTGCACGTTGAGCGCGTACTCCTGTCGTGGCGTGGAACCTCCTCCGATTGTTACGACTAAGTACCTAGAGAAAAGTTCCGTACTTGGTCTGCACTTCTGGCAATCGGATACTGTCTACGTGACTACCGGCCTAGACAGAGGTATGTACATCGCGGTTCTGGCTCACGAAATGACCCATTACCTGCAGACGCACGTAGCCCATCTAGTGGTGGATAACGGTTTAGCGAACTGCCTAGCGGAATACGAAGCGTTCGAAGTTTCGGATAAGGTCCTAACGGATCTTGGCCTTGCGTCAAAACGACGTAACGGCGACCTTAAGAAGGGCTATGGGTGCTAATATGGATCTTGAATACGTCATCGCAGCGGCGATCGTTGTGATTGGCCTCGGCCTTGTTCTCTATGGTTTGTGGCAGCACTTCGGACACTACTTTAAGAAGTAGTATCGTGGATGCGCAGGAGCTAGGAGAAGCCCTAGAGGGCGAACTTCTCCCAGCCAAGGTCGCGACGGCTACCGAGGGCAGGGACGAGAAGGGTAGAATCCTACCCGGATATACCGGCAACATGGCCGGCAAAACCCGTGGTATCCGTAACAAGATCACGCTTGACCGCCTCATGCTTGAGGACAAGCTGCGGACAGTCCTGGAAAGGAAGTCTCCGGCTCTGCTTAACAAGGCCATTGAAATGGCTATGGAAGGGAACGACCGCATCATGCGCGGGTTGCTGGACAAACTTCTGTCCACCCCGAAGCACGATGATCCGGGCGAAGCCAAGGACAACGAAATCAAGATTCTAATCCAGAACTTGACCTCTGGAGCCGCTCAACCCGAACCGGGTGTTACGACGGTCAAGATTACTTCCACTGACACCAAGGTAACCAAACATGCCGACTAAAGCCAAGCAGATCGGAGACGATCGCGACCTTCCTACCGTGACTACGAAATCTTCGGGTATCTCGTACCTGACCAATCAGGTCAATCCCCGGCAGGATGGCGCCGTCGAGAATCGTGATGATTCCACCCTGAACGACAACGAGGCGGCCGAGGGAAACCTTAGCTAATGGCCACCAAGAAGGTTCCTCGTACCAAGGTTGACGCTTCTCCGGGCGTAGCCGGGGCGTTGAAAGATGCTATGGGCGCTCTCGCTGCTGCGGTGGCTCCTAAATCCATCACCCAGCACAAGGCGCATATCGAGGATCAGGTGGAGCCTGACCGATACCGGCGCAACCAACAGACCGATAGCTCCAACTAATCACTCCAGGAACATACTCCAATGACCGAAGCAACTACCATTGCCAGCACGAACGCTGCTCGTAAGCAGAGCCGCCAGTTCAACGACGTTTTCAGTAACGTCATCCCTTTCACGTTCAGCGCTACGGAAGCCACGATTGCCACTGGCGCGGTCTCCGCGGGTGACGTCACGGTTCCGGGTGCTGCTCTCGGGGACTTCGTTCTCGTGGCACCTCGCAGCGATATCGTGGATCTTGTGGTCACGGCACTGGTTACCGCGGCCAATACGGTTACGGTTACGCTCACTAACGTTACCGGCCTCGCCGTTACGGCTATGTCGGGTGGGTTCACGATCAACGGTGTCGTCCTCGGCGTCGGTTCGGTGTTCGCGGCTCCTAGCTCGTTCTAATGCTGACCCGGTTTTCGGGCAAACCCATCTTTGCCTTAGCCTCTAAAACGGGGCTAACGGCGTGGGTTGACTATCTTCCTGTTAAGGAAGTGATAGATATTGCCCGAAATACCACAGCGGCTAGCGGCTCATTTGTTGCTAGTTCTATCCTGAGTTCGATTACCGGTCTCACGAAGTGGACGGATTACACGCCCGTTTTCGTGGAGGCCGGGGCTACGGTTCCGTGGTCTACGGATGCGACGGGGTACATCCCCTTCTTTAACGTAGTTGCTGACGTTACTCCGTCCGCGTTCGTGTTTACGGATATAACGGGTGCCGCCCAAAGTACTGTCTTTACCTCCAATACTATACAGGCGCTTGCTTTCAATGCGGCTACTGTAGCAGTGACCATTACGGGAGGTACGTACTCTAAGAACGGAGCGGCCTATACTTCGGCGGCTGGCACGGCAGAGATTGGAGACAAGTTCAGCGTTCGTGTTACCTCGGCGGGTACTCCCCTTACGGCCGTTAACGCGGCTCTCACCATTGGCGGCGTAGTCGATACGTATACTGTTACGACTGCCTAAGTCCGGGAGGGCTAATGGCTGAGCTAGTATTTGGCCTCCACGACAAGCAGTTGGAGGTCTACAACCACTCGGCGCGCTTCAAAGTTGTAGCCGCCGGACGCCAGTCAGGCAAGACAACGCTGGCCGGTTCTTATCTGACTATCGGTTCTCTGGCAGATGTTTCCTGGGGTGGAGTGCCCCTGGATTCAACCTTTGAAACGGCGTACATCTACCCGACGTTTGAAGCCGCCAAAAAGAACGTATGGCCTCGGTTGAAGCGAATAATTGCCCCAATCGAATCATCCTGTCAGGTATACGAGAACACGGGCCTGATCGTGTTCCCAAACGGGCGCCGGATGCGCCTGTTCGGTGCCGACAATCCGGATTCGCTCCGAGGATTTACGTGGTCTAGGGTAGTCCTTGACGAGTACAAGGATATGCTGCCCAACGTGTTCCCGGAAATTGTCCGGCCTGCCCTGACCGTAGCCCGCGGCGATGCCATGTTCATCGGCACCCCCAAGGGCAAGAATCACTTCTTTGACCTGTATACCATGGCAGAGAGGCGGATGCAGGAGGAAAATCCGGAGTGGGCGGCCTTTACGTTCACTAGTGCGGCCAATCCAGCCATCACGGCCGGCGAAATTAGCTCCATGACCGAGTTCATGGGCTCTGACCTAATCTCACAGGAGATTGAGGCCACCTTCCGGTCCTCTGGTGGCAAGATTTTCACCGCTGACTCATTCGAAATCGACGGCAGAGAGCCTCTGTCCGGGGATTGGATCGTTACAGCGGACTTGGCAGGGTTTTCGACCCCCGATAGGTCTAACAAAACTCCCGAACGGCGCGATGACCATGCGATTTGCATCGCAAAAGTCACTCCGGAGGGTTGGTGGGTCAAGGAAATCCAATACGGACGCTGGGACGTCCGGGAAACTGCCCTCAAACTGTTGTTAGCCTGCAAATCCGTAGGTACCAGTAGGATAGGCATTGAAAAGGGCCTTGCACAGCAGGCCGTAATGCCCTACCTGACGGATGTAATGCGGCAGTACCGCCGCTGGCTTAGTGTCGAACTTCTAAGTCACGGAAACCAGCGTAAATACGATCGGATTCAGTGGGCCCTGCAAGGGCGCGTAGAAAGAGGACTAGTTACCCTTAACCCAGGTCCCTGGAACGCCAAACTGATCGAACAGGCCTGTGATTTTCCGGATCCACGTACGCACGATGACCTTCTCGATGCGCTGGCCTACGTGGACCAGATGGCTACGGTCACCTACATGAACGAATTTGAGGGCATGGATAAGTACAATCCACAGGACCCTCTAACAGGATACTGATCCAGCTATGAGTATTGTCGTAGAACCGCATCAAGACGCGCGCGAGAAACCGGCAGACGGCTTGGTGAGTTATATCACTGACAAGCTCGATCCTTGGCGCCAGCATAGAGATTCTAACCACAAGGACATGTGGGACGAATATTACCGCATCTGGCGCGGAATTTTCAACCCCGCGGACAAGAAACGCAAGTCCGAGCGGTCGAATATGATGACTCCTGCGACTATGCAGGCTGTGGACTCCACCGTAGCAGAAATTGAAGAGGCCATCTTCGGCCGAGAGCAGTGGTTCGACCTCTACGAGGATCTTGAAGAGATTCAGGACCCGGAACAGGCCGACGAAATGGTTCGCGCCCGTGACCAGTTACTAGAGCGCATGGAAGAGTACAATGTACCCTCCAGCGTAGCAAAGGCCGTGCTTCTGGGTGCCGTATTCGGTACCGGCATCGGCAAGATTAACACGACTACTAGAACCTATACCACCATTGAGGGGGTTAAGGAAGAAGTGGTCTGCGTCGAGATGATTCCTCTGGAACCGTACGAGTTCGTACCGGATCCCACGACAGACTCTCTTGACGACATGCTGGGCATGGCCCACGAGACTCTAGTACCCCTTCATCGCGTCAAGAAGATGCAGAAGGACGGTACGTATCTGAAAGTCGAGATTGGGGCCTATTCGGGGTCTACCGACCTCGCCGCCTCGCGTTTCTCGGAGTCCCAGCTTCCCCTTAAGGATGCTGTGCTGATTACAGAGTGGCACGGACTCGTCCCAGCCAAGTTACTGCTGCAGTACACTGGAAAGTCCACAAAACTCGACAATCTCCTGATGGAAGGGGATGACGAGGATCTGGTAGAGGCCATTGTCACCCTTGGCAACGAGTCTACCGTTCTAGGCGCCAAGGCTAACCCTTTCTACAACGACGACCGATGTTTCATCAGTTATCAGCACGATACGGTGCCGAACTACTTCTGGGGTCGCGGCGTGGTCGAAAAGGCCTATCACCCGCAGAAGGGACTGGATACCACAGTCCGTACTCGCATGGATGCTCAGGGTCTTGTGGCGCACCCGATGATTGCGGGCGACGTTACCCGCTTGCCCCGTGGCTTCAATCTTGGGGTCTGGCCGGGCAAGTTCTGGCCTACCACCGGTGCCCCCGGTGACGTAATCCAGGGATTTAACCTAGGGCAGGTCAATCCTACCCTGTTTGAGAACGCCGGCGACATGGAGCGCATGGTTCAGACGGCCACGGGTGCCATGGATCCGGGAGCTTCGTACAACCCCGGTCAGGCCGGTGGTGCCACTAACACGGCACTCAATGCCTCTTCCTTCATCAAGCGCTCGCGCCGTACGATGCAGAATATCGAACGGAACTTCATGCGCCCCTTGGTGAACAAGATTTTCCGTCGCTACGTCCAGTTCGACTCCAATAAGTTCCCGCAGGACGTCAAGTTTCGCACAAAGGGTACTCTGGGCATCATGGCCCGCGAATTTGAGCAGCAGCAACTTACGCAGATGCTCGCGCTCGTTCCTAACGAGTCTAAGCCTTTCTTCGTGATGATGAAGGCCATTTTTGAGAACTCGTCCAGCCCCAACAAGGCCGACCTCAACCGGGCCGTGGACGAGTGGATCAATCCGGAGACTACTCCGGAACAGCAGGCCGAAGAGGCCAAGCAGAAGGAACTAGCGGACCGCGGCGCTGAGGCGCAGGTCCAATTACTGGAGGCGCAGGCTGCCAAGGCCAAGGCCGAGGGCATGAAGGCTCTAGCCGCAGCCGGTAAGTATCAGGCGGAAGCCGAGCATATTCCGGATACCCTGCACGACGAGGACGTCAAGAACGCCATTAACCTGCGGGAAGTCCAGGCTTTCGAAGCACAAAACGAACTGTCGCACCTGATGCAGTCGCTCAAGGCCTTCGAACTAGCCATCAAGGCCAAGGTTGCAAACGCTCAAGTAACCAAGTTGGAAGCTGACGCTAGGAACATCCAGACCAAATCATCGTAATATCCTCGGGAGGGGGTAACATGGATAAAGCACAGGTCATAGAAAGAGTCAATGCCATCCGTACCACAATGGGTACATCAGGATGGGTTCACTTGAAGAAGGATTGGGCCGAGGATATGGCCTCGCTGGAGAAGCAGGCGGCTTACGGTACGAAGTCCTTTGAGGAGGTCGCGACTATTCGCGGCGCCCTGAACGTTCTACACCGGCTCATAAACCTGGAATCAGTGGTTGACCAGCTGGAAACCTCGCTTGCTGACGAGGATGATATCGGCTCGGAGGCGTAGTTAATGCTGCGCATGTACGACTACGAGTGCCTAAACGCCAAGTGTGGCGAGGTCTCGGAAGAACTTGTTAGATACGAAGATGCGGACAAAGTGATTTGTCCCATCTGCGGTTCCCCCACCAAACGTTGGATTGGGGCGCCCATGTTCGACCCTAGATTGGGACTGGATGCTGCATCCTTTCCCACTATGGGGGATAAGTGGGCAAAAATCCGACGGCAGCGGAAGAAAATCGAATCGGCACGGGACGAATAATAGCCCGCGCGACTCCACGACCTTCTGCGATGTGTACCCCAAACCCGATTTCCGGGCGGGTCTTTGCGATGGAGATTTGATGACATGGCGACTTCTATCATTGTTGACCCTGACCAGAATGAGACCGAGTTACAAGCCGAGACTGACGCCGCCCTAGCTGGGACAACGGCTGCAAACGAGGCCAAGACTGAGGAACTCCCCGAAAAGTATCGGGGCAAGTCCATCCAAGACGTTATCGAAATGCACCGAAACGCGGAAAGCGAATTGGGGCGCAAGAACAACGAGATTGGACAGGTTCGTAAGCTGGCCGACGAGCTTATTGGCGTTCGCGCCACCGAGCAGCGGATGCGGGAAAATCAGCAGGAACCGCCGAAACCCTTGACAGCTGACCAACTTCTTGAGAATCCAGAGGACTCAATCCTCCGTGTTGTCAAGCGAGAAGCCGTCGAGAGGACCGAGAAACTGGAGAAGCGTACCGCCGACTTGGAATCCGAGTTAATGGTATCGCGCTTCGAAGAGAAGCATCCCGGCTTTTCAGACACGATGCAATCGGCCGAATTCGGCCAGTTCGTGCAGGGAAGCAACTACCGTCGCAAGCTAGCGCTTGGGGCGGCAAAGGGAGACTTCGACGCAGCTGACGAGTTGTTTGGACTGTACGAAGAGGCGGTAGCCTCGACGGCACGCTCTGAGCAGCCCGCTCCTGCTGCAAAACCCAACACTGGCGTTGAGGGAGCCCGCAAGGCTACCTTGGCTAAGTCGGGTGGTTCCTCGGCCTCTGGCGTTATCCCCTCTGGGGATGGCAAGAAAGTGTTCTCTCGTGCCGATCTTATGGATATGCGAATCCGCAATCCTGACAAGTTCGACATGATGCAGGACGAGATTCTTGAAGCCTATCGCGAGAAGAGGGTCCGCTAAACACCAACTCTCAATTCGTAAAGGACTCTCCTAATGGCTGCTTCAATTGCCTATACCAACAGTTTCGATGTGACCGATGCTGCATCGTTCATCCCGGCTGTCTGGTCCGACGACGTAATCGCCGCGTACAAGAAGAATCTTGTCCTCGCGGGCCTTGTCTCCATGATTAACCACAAGGGTAAGAAGGGCGACACCATC